CATTCGTAGTGTTTAATCGGGGTACCGGGATAACCCAGCCCATCAGACAGACCCGGCTGACGGTATGCAGACTGGTGGGCGACTCGCATACGAGGATATTTCAGTGGCGAAAACTTCATTTTCTGGTCCGGTCCAATCGGACAATGGCTTTATTGGTTCGGTTTCTGGCAACGTCAATGCGACGGTTCTAACCGCTGCTTCTGGCACCGTCACCAACCTGCTTTGCACCTCCCTGACGGTTGGCAGCACCAAGATTGGCGTAGCGGTCAACGCCGCTTCGGGTACGGTCTCGGCTCAGACGGGTTACATTCAGGTGCTTGTCGGAGCCACCACGGCCTATATCGCGTTGTACAAGAGCGTCACCGTTTAATCTAACCGGGGATTAGCCCCTGAAACGGAGGATTCTCTATGCAATACGATGTCTGGGCAGTATCGCCGGATAGCAATGATGAGTACTTTTGGAGTTCTGCGTCCATTGCGGCCACGGGTTCTGTGGCGCTTTTGGCCAATGACGTAGGCCAATATGGCACCGGGTACAAAGTTTCTATTACTTCGGCAGGCGCGGATAGCGCGACGATCTTCACGATCACTGGAGTCAAGGTAGGGGCTACCGGATGGGATGGGGTTGTGACCGAAAGTCTCAACGGCCCCAGTGCGGCAGTGACGTACTCTGCAAACTACTACACCCGTGTAGATAGTGTCTCGGTAAGTGAGCCTTCGGCTGGTGCGGTAAAGATCGGCTACGGCGGAGACCTCGCGTTTCCCCGCACCCGTATCAAAGGCGTTCTATATATTTCCTCTGAAACCCAAGGCTCCATTACCTTTACCGCGCAGCCCAATAACACGGTGATTTTGACGGTTTACACCCCGGCAGATAATACCGCCAACGATGCCATGATTCCTGCAGAGGGAATTTTGACCACGAAGAGCAACTCTGGCCGTGGCGATATTGCTGTGATGTCCTTGGATCAGGTGTCGAAAGTTACCGTTATCTGCGGGTGACGCATGTCAAAAGATCCTCGGCTGGCGAGAGCAGGCGTCTCTGGTTTCAACAAGCCAAAGAGAACGCCTAGCCACCCCACCAAATCGCATGTGGTTGTTGCTAAGTCCGGGGATCAAGTCAAAACGATCCGGTTTGGTCAGCAAGGCGTATCAGGTTCCCCGAAGAAAGCCGGGGAATCTGAATCCTATCGTAAGCGCCGTGAATCGTTTAAAGCCCGTCACGCATCCAATATCTCTAAAGGCAAGATGTCTGCTGCGTATTGGGCAGACAAGGCGAAATGGTGACCCATGGCGAAGGCTAAAAGCAAAGTCAACGCGGCGGGGAACTACACCAAGCCTGAGATGCGGAAGAAACTGTTTAACCAGATCAAGGGTTCCGCAGTTCAAGGCACCAAGGCAGGTCAGTGGAGTGCGAGGAAAAGTCAGTTACTGGCTAAGAAATATAAGGAAAAAGGCGGAGGCTACCGCGACTAATGGCCATGCGCGTCAAAAAGGATGCGATTGGACAAGCCATCAAGCAGTCCTACAAGAACGGCAAGGGTAAGTCTTGCCCTGTGGCGACGATGGATGTGCATGTCAATCTCAAGAACCGCAATCATGCCATCGAAGATTACGGATACGGCCCGCTAAATCCCAACGAACCTTCAGATAAGTTCTGGAAGGCCAAGGCGAAGATGTGGGCAGTGGATGTCGATGAGGCGAAGAAGTCCCGTTGTGGGAACTGTGCGGCATTCATTCAAACCAAGCAGATGCTGGATTGCATTTCAAAGGGCATGGAATCCGGTGATAAGCCTCACATGGATTACTCCATGGATGTTATTGAAGCCAGTAATTTGGGTTACTGCGAGTTGTTTCATTTCAAATGTGCCGGGGCAAGAACATGCGATGCATGGATTGTCGGCGGCCCTATTACCTGAGAGGTTTTTATGAAAGGTCGTACTTTGGCTGATCAAAGAAAGATGAAGGCGGGCGGCGTTACTCAGATGCAGGCAGGACGCGCTGTTCCGGGCATGAATGATCGCATGGGTCGCGCCATGGCGGACTCTGGTATGCGGGGGAACATGCCTGCGGCTCCCGGCGCACGATACAACCGTGGCATGGAAGATCGCATGGGCAGGGCTATGCTCCGCGCTAATGTAAACAGCAATCCAGCCCTTCGCCAAAGACCCCCTATGCCCGGTGGCGGCCCCCTTCCGAGCATGCCTACTGTGGCAAAGAAGGGCGGCATGATGTATCGCAAGGGTGGCAAGTGCTAAATGAAAGCGCCTCAGAGATCGCTCAAGGCTTGGGGGGATCAAAAATGGCAGACAAAAAGTGGTAAGAGATCTTCTGATACGGGTGAAAGATATCTTCCTGAGGCTGCGATTAAGGCTCTTAGCCCTGCTGAGTACGCCCGAACTACCGCCGCCAAGCGTAAAGGCAAAGCGCAAGGCAAGCAGTTCGTCTCGCAGCCCAAGGGCATTGCCCAGAAAGTTAAAGCGTTTCGCCAAAAAGGGAAGTAAGAATGGCAATGTCACGCGCTAATATGAACCAGCAAATCACCAAACCCGGCCAAAAGAAGAAGGTCGGCACGGTGATGCGAGAGTTTAAGAAAGGGGAACTTCATTCAGGCAAGGGCGGCCCAGTGGTGAAGAACCCTAAGCAAGCCATTGCCATCGCCCTCTCTGAAGCCAGCAAGGTTAAGAAGGCAACAGGTGGAATGATTGATGGATGTGCTATTCGCGGGAGGACACGCACATGAAAGACAAAAAGCCGATGATTATGATTGCTATTGGCATGGGCAAAAAGCCTAAGGAAAAGATGATGGGCGGCGGCATGACTTACGCCAAAGGCGGCATGACCAAATCTGGCGGCCGTGATGGCTGTGCGACCAAAGGCAAGACCAAGGGCCGGATGGTCTAATGACTACCAGCGGTGTCGCCACGTTTAACCCGGAATTCCGTGAACTCGTCGAAGAAGCCTTCGAACGGGCTGGGTTAGAACTGCGTACCGGTTATGACCTTCAGACCGCTCGCCGTTCCATGAACTTCATGGCGCTGGAATGGGCAAACCGAGGGATTAATCTCTGGACGGTGGAACAAGGCTCTCAGGTACTGACTCCGGGAACCGCCACTTACACCATGCCTGCGGACACCATCGATCTTATAGAACATCAGTTGCGTACCGATGCGGGGAACACCTCAGGCCAAACGGACTACACCCTGTCGCGTATCTCTGTATCGGACTATGCCCAGTTGAGCAACAAACTCACTCAAGGCATGCCTCTGCAAATCTATATAGATCGACAGCGAGCAGCCCCGGTGGTGTATCTCTGGCCGGTTCCAGATAACACCCAGCCCTATACCCTTGTCTATTGGAAGATTCGGCGGATTCAGGATGTGGGTAACGGCGGCGCGAATACCATCGATATTCCAGCCCGTTTTCTGCCCTGTCTTGTATCGGGATTGGCGTACTACATCGCTATGAAAAGACCTGAAGCCTCTGAGCGTATCGGCATGCTCAAGCAAGAATACGAACTGCAATGGGATCTTGCGGCAGGAGAAGACCGCGAGAAAGCCTCTGTGCGGTTCGTCCCAATGAACGGCTACATTGGCAGGAACGTTTAAATGGGTAAGCCGTTTGCCAGTGGTAAAAATGCATTTGGGTTTTGCGACCGTTGCGGTCAGCGATGCGACCTGAATGACATGATTGAGCAGTACGAGAATCTGCTCCCTATTGGCATTCGGGTTTGCTTTGAATGTTTGGATGTTGATCACCCGCAGTTGCAATTGGGTCGAGTCCCCATGGATGACCCGCAAGCCCTGCGTAATGCTCGCCCAGATAACACCTTCTTTGCGCCGGGTAACCAAGGCGCTGGTGGTAGTCGGATGTTCCAATATGGTTGGAACCCGGTAGGCGGTGCAGAGGGATATGATACGTCCTTGACCCCTAATCTACTGATTTCCACTAGCGCAGTTGGAACTGTCACGGTGGTGGTGACATGAACTACACGCAACTTGTTGATCTGGTTAAACAGTACACGCAGAACGAGGAAACCTCGTTTGTTGCGAATATCCCTGTCTTTGTGCAATTGGCTGAAGAGCGTATCTATAACGCTGTATTTATCCCGGCCATTCGCAAAAATCAGATTGGAACTCTAACCCCGAACAACAAATACCTTACTGTCCCGGCGGATTGGCTGGCGAATTTTTCGTTGTCAGTTATTGATCCTGTCACCCATGCTCAAACGTTCTTGCTCGATAAGGACGTGAATTTTATTCGCGAGTGTTACCCGGACCCCGATGATTTGGGTGTTCCCAAGTACTACGCTATCTTCGACAAGAATACGTTCATTTTGGGACCAACCCCAAACAGCAACTATCAAGTCGAACTGCATTACTACTACTACCCAGAGTCCATCGTGGTTGCTGGAACCTCGTGGCTCGGCGACAACTTTGAGACCGTTTTGCTGTACGGAACCCTTCGTGAAGCCTATATCTACATGAAGGGCGAGCAGGACATGATTGCTTACTACGAACAGAAGTACCAAGAATCCTTGGGCCTCTTGAAACTCTTGGGCGAAGGCAAGGATCGTCGCGATGCTTACCGATCTGGCCTCAATAGGATTCCGGTCACATGATCTTTCAGACCTTAACCGCCAGTTTCAAAGAGCAGATTCTCAAGGGGGAACACGATCTTTTGGTCGATACCCTCAAGTTAGCCCTGTACTACTCCACTGCGGACCTGAGCGAAAAAACCACGGCCTATACCGTTAACTCGGAAGTGGTTGGGGCAGGCTACACCGCAGGCGGATTGGTATTGACTGGTGTTACAATTAACAGTTTAAACAATATTGTTTACGTCAATTTCAATAACGCGGTGTGGAATCCGGCTAATTTTACGGCAGCGGGCGGATTGATCTACAACGCGAGCAAGTCCAACAAATCCATCGCTGTTTTGAGTTTTGGCAATGACAAGATTGCCACGAACTCATTCACGGTGCAGATGCCTGCCAACACATCAACGTCTGCGTTACTACGGTTTAATTAGGAGAATCAACGATGCTCATCAAGGCAAAGTCCGCCGAGACCGTTGGTGCAAATGTCCAGAAAGGCAACGGCACCAAAGAAGCACTCAAGGGCGGTGGTATTTTCACGGTCCGTTGCCATGACAAAGATGGCAATCTCAAATGGGAAAACAAGTCCCATAACCTTGTTGTGAATGTGGGTTTGGCTTTCGTCAACACCACTTTCTTTAAGGGGTCAGGTTACACGGCGGCGTGGTACATCGGTATCTACGGACCGGCTTCTAGCAATAACCCATCCTCAGCCGACACGATGGCAAGCCATGCCGGTTGGACGGAAGTGACGGCGTACAGCAACGTTACTCGTCCTGCGGCAACCTTTGGCGCTGCCACCACGGCGGACCCCTCTGTCATTGCAAACTCTGCCGCCCCGGCGCAGTTCTTGGTCAATGCCTCTGCCAATGTTGGCGGTGCGTTCTTGGTCAATGACGACACCCCCGGCGGCTCATCTGGAGTCCTTTTCTCGGCTTCGGACTTCGCAGCCCCCGGTGATCGTGTGGTGCAGAACGGTGACGTTCTTTCAGTGACCTACACCTTCAGCCTCGATGCGGCTTGATAGGAGATATTTATGGCAAGTCTTTACAAGAAAGGTGATCTCGTAGAACTGAAGGCAGTGGTACCGCAGGGCCATGTTGAATCTATCCGCATGGATGATGAAGGCATGGTCTGGTATCTAGTCCCATGGACGGATGCCAACGGTTCCACCCAAAGACGCTGGTTTTCGGAAACTGAACTGCAGTTAGTTCAGTAGTTTAAACGGTGTCAGAGGGCGGATTCGGGTCAGGCACATGGGGTCAAGCAGGATGGGGGATGTCGGTTTACTACCGCGCTTCCGACGAAACTTCGACCCTCGATGATGCCAATACAGGTGCTGGTACGCAGTTCAATGCGCCGGTATCAGAATCCGTTTCCGCCCAAGATACGGTTACATCGGTCTATAGCCTTGGCGCGGCGGTAGCAGACTCTGCCGTTTCATCGGATACTCTCCTTGGCAACGCGACCTTCAAGACCGCTGTCTCGGACTCTGGAACCTTCTCCGATAGCAACTTAGCCAGTAACAACTTCAAGGTCGTGGTGGATGAATCCTCCACCTACTCAGATAGCACCCTTTCCGGACAAGAATTCAACTCCGAAATCCAAGAGACTGTTACCGCTCAGGACGATGCCTATTCGGTGTTCTCTTTCCCGGTCAGCATCAACGAATCTGCGACCGCTCAGGACGACCCCTCAGCCAACCTATCCATCGGAGCCAAGGTGGCTGAGATCGCCTCTGTATCCGACACAGATGCAGCCCTGAACAACTTCAAGGTCATGATCAACGAGATCGTGATTGCGGCCGATGCGGCCTCTTCGGGCATTAACTTCGATGTCGATGTGACGGAATCTGCCACCGCCTCAGACATCCTAAGCGCAGGATATCTATGGAATCCTGTCAATGACAATCAGTCCCCTAACTGGCAGAATTTAAACGACGATCAGACACCGGGATGGTCCGCCGTGGATGATTCTCAAACGACGACTTGGGCCAATATCCCAACGGTGAATTAGGAGTTTAAACGTGGCAAGTACATTCTCACCCAATCTTTCCCTAGAACTTATCGGCACGGGCGATCAGGCTGGTACTTGGGGTATTACCACCAACACCAACCTTGGCACCCTGATCGAGCAGGCGATTTCGGGGTACGTCACCCAAGCCGTCTCTACGGGTTCTGACACAACGATCACCATCCCGAACGGTGCTACGGGTGTCGCCCGTAACATGTACATTGAACTCACAGGGACCGGTGGCGCAAACACCAACCTGATTGTTCCGTCCAACAAGAAACTCTATTTCATCTTCAACAACAGCACAGGCGCTGTCACGGTGAAGGTGACGGGCCAGACCGGGGTATCAGTCCCACAAGGCAAAAAGATGGTATTGGTCTCCAACGGGACGGATATCGTC